CAACAAGCCCGTAAGCATACCGAAGAACTACGAAGAGCTGGTGTCTCGTTTAATCCTCGCACGATCCGAGCGAAGTTTAAGCCAAGAAGCACTAGCTGATGTGATCGGATGCACGGTATCGCTGATCCACAAATGGGAAACTCACAAGCGTATACCCTCTGGGTTTATGCTGATGTGCTGGCTGGACGCACTGGGCTACGACATTGAAGTCGTCCAGCGGAATCAAGTGTGACAACTGCAACTCGCATGTCGCCAACTTCGTTGCCATCTTAAAGCAATACGGTGGTCACTGGTTGATCTGCATGTCCTGCTATGAAAGCGACCAATGCCCAACAGAAACAAAGCCAAAGGAACCTACCATGAGAACTGGGTTGTCGACTGGCTCAAAAAGATTGGCCTCCCAGCTAAACGCCAGCCCCTCTCGGGCGCATTGGGAGGAGAGTATTCAGGGGACATCATCACAGAAATCATGGGACACCGACTGGTAACAGAGGTGAAGTATCGGGATGCGTCCAGCTTCCCAAGTCCCTTCACTGTGCTGACCAACCGTGACTTAGCTATCTACAAGCGGCGAAGAGGAGAGCCGCAGGTCGTCGTGATTATGTCCGGCGAAACATTTCAAAAGCTGATGGAGAGCAGCAATGACAGAAGCGCAGAACCAACAAATCCTTAACTACTTGAAAACAGGGAAAACTATTACGCCACTACAAGCATTGCAAATGTTTGGGTGCTTTAGATTGGCCGCTCGAATTTATGATCTAAAAAATAAAGGATGGCCTATCCATTGCGAACGTAAGGTCAGAGAAGATCACCTTGCCGATTACAATAAAGTTGTTGGCCACTACAGCATGACGCAAGACAAACTCTGGTGGCCAGAAGGTCAGTGATCTGCTAAGAAGAATGGGCGGGGAGTGCTTCAACACTCGACCCGCCCATATGATGGCTTAGCTGGGGAGAGCAGCGTCGGCCTGAACCATGAAAGGGGAGTCACCCTCATGATCCACTTCGATCTGTTAGCAGATATTGCGCTGACGCGCATCAAAAATCCTACAGCCAAGGTCGTTCTCTTAGCGATAGCCCGCTATGCCAATGGCAATGGAGAATGCTGGCCATCTAGGGAGACACTAGCGCATGATGCCTGTGTCTCTGTTCGGTCTGTAGTCACAGCAATCCAGTACCTTGAAGACGAAGGATACCTTCGCATCGAACCACGTTCAGGTGGATCGAACATCTACATCATCACATCTATGGAGCAAGACATGCCAGATGAAGACGATACCCGTGCAAATTCTGCACACGAAGTAGATAGTAATATTACTAGGTTAGATATTACTAAGAAAAGAATAGCTAACTATACTACTACTTCGGGTGCAAAATCTGCACACCCCCTCGACACTCCCTTCTTCCTCGCCTTCTGGCAGGCATACCCTCGCCGCATTGGGAAGGGTGATGCCCGCGCTGCATTCACCAGAGCAGCAACAAGAACCGATCCTAACTTAATCGTTCAAGCAGCACTGGCCTACGCCAAGCATGTGGCAGAGGCAGGCACCGAACAGAAGTTTATCCCACACGCATCAACGTGGTTGAATGGTGAGCGTTGGGAAGACGACCTTGAAGCTGAGAAGGTAGAGCGCAAGTCTAAGTCAGGATGGGGGGATGCACTCGATGGACTATAGCCAACGCATCTCGCACATCTCTAACTGGTTTAAGTCTGACATCATCATTAGGTTCAACATGCCTCGGGATGTAGATGCCAAGGTGTCAGCGATGGATGTGATTGAAGCCATCAACTCGAACCTGCCATCACCCCTCTCAGCAGAGCAGATCGGAAACCTCCTCGCTTCAATTACGAAGGAGGTTTCACGATCTGCCAAGAGCCGCACCCTGCCAACGATCAAAGAGTTCATCGACGCAGCGCGAGCTTCAGCGCAGAGCCGCCGCCAAATAGCCACGCACAGCGCAAACTCCACCTCTTGGCAAATCGACCCACTGCAAATCGCAGTCAAGCGTGTAACCGCAGGAGAATCGCTGTGCGAATCATGGCTGCATGGACCTAAGCGCAAGCAACTTCTTGAGCATGTCACTGAAGATCAGCTTCAGAAGTATGACCTTTACATAGCTGCACATAAGCAGTAGTGTAATTACTGGGATAACAAACGGGAGAAACACTATGATTAGGACTGGCTTCATCGGCGGGTCTGATTGCGTTCGCATTCTTGAAGGGGACTGGCTTGATCTTTGGCAGGTCAAGACAGGACGCAAGGAGAGCGACGACCTCAGCAACAACATCGCAGTTCAGCTTGGCTCACACACTGAGTCGTTCAATCTGAATTGGTTTCAGGTTCAGCGCGGCTGCTTGCTTCACGATCATCAAGCAAAGTTCAGCCAAACCATTGGCAATGTCCCTGCCGTTGGAACCATCGACGCCAAGTGGGGCAACGAGATTGTCGAGGCCAAACACACCAACCACTTCAACACTATGGATGCAGTGATTGAGCGGTACATGCCGCAGGTGCAGCTATACGCCAAGCTTGCAGATGCAGATGGCGCTTACCTGTCAGTAATCTTTGGCAACAGCAAGTGGGAGTCAGCCTATGTCTCGCGCAACGAAGAGTATTTCGATTCAATGTGGGCAGTGGTGTCTGACTTCTGGGGCTACGTTCTACGGGATCAAGAACCTGTTGGTGTCGATACGCCGCAAATCTCCATCGACAAAATCCCGGTGGACCAGATGGTCAAGCGAGACGCCAGCCATGACAACGAGTTCATCAGCCGAGCGCATGACTACATCCAGAACAAGGACGCAGCTAAGGCTTTTGACAACGCCAAGTCAGACCTGAAAGCAATGGTCGGTGACAACGAGCGGGAAGTTTACTGCGATCTTCTCACCATCAAGCGCTCCAAGAGCGGATCACTTCTCTTCACTGTGAGGTAATAAAAATGACGGAGACTACAACAATGAGCCTATGGGATGCGGTTTGCAAATCCGATCCCAAGTATCTCAAGAAGGTCACGCTTGGCGCACGATCCTTCACATCCATTGACCCCCAGTATCAGGTCAAGTCAGCAACCAAAGCCTTTGGTCCTGTCGGTCATGGCTGGGGCTGGGTTGCCAAGACCCACTTTGTGAACCTGTCCAATGGCGACACCGCCGTTGTGTCAGATGTCGAGGTCTGGACTGAAAGCCCCGGCAATGTGTTCGGTCCCTTTCCCGGCTGTCGCAAGTTCTTTGACGCAGCCAAGAACAGGGTGAATGAAGATGCACCGAAGATGTCGGTGACTGACGGATTGACCAAGGCTTTGTCTCACCTTGGATTCAATGCCGATGTGTTCCTTGGGGAATATGATGGCAACAAGTACGAAGCAGACTCAGGCAAAAATGAAAGCGGTTGGTAATCTCATACAAGGAGCCAGAAGCATGGCAGACTACGACAACACGGACAAAGGCGCAGCGTTCAAGCCCTTTGATAAGCAGCGCCTCATCCTTCAAGGCAAGGTCAATGATGGAGGCCGTGAGAAAAAGGTCGTCCTAATCAAAGACGAAACAAAATCCGGCAAGCAGATCATTGAAATCTTCGAGAAGGTTGGAACCCTGTTCCCCAACGAGAAGAAAGAATCTGAGAGTGCGCCGGATTACACAGGCCCAATCACTGATGGCAATCGTGAGCGCCGCCTCGCAGCATGGAAGCGCATGAAGGATGGCAATCCCTACATGACCTTTGCTGTCTCTGACCAACGCGCAGACGGAGGCAAACCAAAAGAAGATCGTCTCAACGACGACATCCCGTTCTAACAACTTCGCCGGGGTGAAAGCCCCGGCACCTTCTGGGAGAGAGCCATGACACACGAAGAGAAGTACGCAAATCTTCTGGCCAAGAGCGCAGAAGAAACCAAGAAGGCCAGTTACCGCAGAGAAAAAGGCTTGGCCTACAAACAACCGAGCATCTTTGTAACCATTCGCAAGGGCAACGATCACGACGAGAACGTAATCATTGAGACCTTCGCTGAGCTAGCTGGCGTAACCAAGGATGAGTTCATTGGCTACAACAATACCGCAGCCATAGCTAACGCCCGTCACATCATGGCCTACACGTTTCGTAAGAGACTAGGCATGTCGCTTCAACAGATAGGTGCCGTTGTTAAGCGCGATCATTCAACTGTGGCATCATCAATTCGTAGAGCGGAGATTATTCTTAGTGAGAATCCAGTTCTTATCGACGTGATTAATAGCGTAGTCGAGAGAGCCAAGAGGGAGAAGAAGTAATGTTCTTTCGCAGAAGCAAAGAGGTCATGCCGCACCGTGACATCCAGTCGGAAGCAGCACTTGGCATTAGCAATGCCGCGCAAATCTTACCAGCCAAGCGGTTCATGGACCTTGTTTACTGGGCCATCATTACCAACCGCCAGATCACCACCGAGGACATGGACGCGCTGGCCAATCGGCTGTCGCGGGCGGCTTGGGAAAGGAACAGAAAATGACTGACGAAGAACTGATCTGCAGCGGCTGCGGTGAATACGTTGGGAGCCATATTTCCGACCGCATCGAAGCCCTGACCGAGCAACTCGAAGCCGCCCGTGGTGACGCCAAGGAGGCCGAGGCTTATGCGGAGGAGTTGGAAGCCAAGCTGGCGGAAGCGGTGGAGGCGTTGCAAGCGTTTAAGGCCTTCGACGAGATGCCCACACGCTACAAGAGGCCAGACGTTTTCGAGGTGAGCGTTCGCAGAAAGCTGCTATCCACGCTGGCAGAGATTGAGGGAGAGAGACATGAGTGACGCACCTGAACGGATATGGATTGATGCTTGGGGCGGAAACTGGTCGCCTGTATCGGGCGGAACCCAAGAAATTGAATACATCCGCGCCGACCGCATCGAAGCCCTGCGCGACCGCGCCGAGAAGCCAGAGGCCGCGCTGGAAGAGGCGCTGCGGGAGGCGGCTTGGGTTATACCCGATAGGGGTGGCTTCGATGCCGATAAGCTAGACGCCGCCATCCGCGCCATGAACCTAAAGCAGGGCGGGGAATGACCCTTAAGCCTGACAACCTACCCACCCGGAAAGGCGTGTGATGCCCCGTGACCCATCCAACAGCCCCGGCGCGAGAGCGTTGAGGCTGGCGGGTTACGTCAAATTGCCTGCATGGTGGGTTACTCAAGAACAACTTGAGCTAATAGAATACATGGCACGGCAAAATTTGCCGGACATAAACAAGATCAAAGAGAGGGCAGAGGCTTGCCAACCAAGGTGGGAATCAGATAATTACTATGACTGAGGGGCGCATACGAAACCTTCGGTTTTGTTTTGGTCGAAGATCAGACTGCGCTACGGCTCATCATCCACCATCGCGCCCCTCACGACATCACGCCTTGAGCCAACCGTAAATCTTTTCGGTCTCTTTCTTGCGATGATCCAATCCAATGTAGCCACCATTCACACGTTTGGTGATTTGTTTGATGGTATCCTCGCTCACGCCCTTGTCAGCAATGGCGAACAGTCCGTTCTTCTCGAAGAACCACATAGCCGTTTCCATTGCATAGTCGGTCTCGACCAGCGAAGGGTTCTCCATGACATCAGGAACACGCATGTCAGAAGCAAAGGATCGGTAGTTATCCTTGCCCGTCAACTGCAAGAAGCCGCGACCAATCCAGATGTGACCCTCACCCTCAGCATTGCCCATGCGTCCAGAGTAAACCTTGTCAGCCAGAGCCTTTGGATTGCGGGCATAAGGTGCAGCTTCAGCTACACTCTTGAACCGCGAAGGCCAAACCTTGCACATGGTTTCGGCTGAGTAGTTTAGGTTTTCCTTGGTCAGCTTAAAGCCACCACTCTCATGGCTGGCCTGCCCCAACAGATGAGCGCCACGCTCAGGGGAGAGCTTGTAGTGCTTAGCAATAGCCCGTGCTGTGTTCGGGCCAAAGGCACCATCAGCAGCAACTCCACACTTCTCTTGCAGTTTCTTCATTGCATCAGACATTGTGCTTACCCCTCGCACCAAGATTGTTTTGCTTCACCCTTATAGGGACGGGCAAGACCAGCAGAGATTAGGCTTTGGGCTAGGCTCTGGTGGTCTAGATAAACTTCACCCAAGACTCTGCCGCCGTACTTGTCCCACTTGAGTATTTTGACATCGACCTCAAGCGCATTGGCAACCGCGTCTTTTGTAAAGGCGCTGGCTTTCTTAGCCAAAGCTGCCTCCGCATCGCATTGAGCGCGAGGTGCTTTCTCTGGGGTGTCGATGCCAATAACCCGGATTGACAGCTTAGGTGGCAGGGGCGACGGAAGAAAATCCACCGCAATCTCCACGGTATCGCCGTCAATGACACGGGTGATTTCATAAGCATGAGCAGGCACAGCCGTCAGTAAAAGCAGAGACAGCCATTTCATTTCTTCGGTCTCTTGATTGGCACCTTCTTGGTGATTGCGCCAAGCACAGCCTCCTGCGCCATGTCCTTGCCCATGCCGCCGAGCAAATCACCTACGTTGCCAGTGGCGGCAACTTTGATTGCAGTCTCCACTGGGTCCGGCAGGTTGACCTTATCTAATACAGCATCGACCACCTTCTCCTTAGCCTTGCGGCCAATAAGCATCCCAACCATGCGTCCGATCATTCGGTGTACTCCTGTGTTGGCGGCTCATCGTTGCCACCCTTTTGCTTATTGTTTCCAGCAGCCATGACGCCACCAAGAGCGCCTACAATGAATGACGCAATAGGAGTTAGTAGCTCAAAAAACTTGCGGTCGTTCTCAGAGCTTTCGCCTAGAGGTTGGGTCACGAAGACCAACGAGTAGAGGATCACGAAGATGGTACCGCCGAGGATCACGGTTAGAGCCACGCCAATAAAGTAGCGCAGCTTAGCTTCCATTACATCTGGGTCATTCTTGTTAGACATTAGTTGCCTCCTGTCAGGGCGTCAGCGCACATGCCAGTGCGAAGACAGATGGGGGGGGTGCATTCCAAAGCAGACCAATTAGCTGGGTCTTGGCAGGGATAGCGATAGAAGCCATCCCCTGAAACGTAAAAAATTGCAGCGACAGCCGCAGCAAAGCCGAACCAGATCAGGTATTCCATCTTCATTGCATCGGGTTCCTTATAAGATCGTCCATTGCTTTCCAGAGGTCCTCGATCTCGGCGTCATACTTTTCTAGCTTGTCATCAATGCCGCTAGTCACGCTGTCTGACTTCTCCACCTTCGACCGCAGGTCCATCAACTCTTTCTGTTGCTCAAGGATGCTCGCCATCTGGGTCGAGATTGCCGACAGCTTCGGTGCAAGGCCGCGCACATCGTTGTCTTGGATTGCTTGCTCAAGAGTTTGCACCCGGCTGACCACATCCAGAACTTCGGCAACGCTTTCCTCCACGCCCCAGAACCGATTGACCACATCGTAGCCGTAATAGATCGTGCCGCTGATACCAGACAGGACGGGCAGGGCGGCGGCGAACCACCAGCCCTTTACGTCAAAGCCCGCGATCCGCAGGCCAGTGGTTTCAGCCTCCTCGCTCACGATCCGTATGCCGCCGCGTAGACATCTTCAAGCGTCACGGTGTTGGCTTGGAGCAGGCTACTCAGGCCAATGCCGAAGGCGTCAGCGCCCGTGATGTTCATGATGTCGGCAGTGGCAGAGTAAGTCACCGTGGTGCCGTAGAGGCTTGTGCCGCTGTTGGCAGCATAGGCATCAAGCGTCCCGGTCATGGTTGTGTTGCGAGATGCAGCCAAGAAGGCACCAGCGTCACGGGCATAGGTCTGCACAGCGCCGAGAGCGTTGTTGTAGTTGCTTACGTTGGCGGCGCTGATGGTCATGTCGTTGTTGGTCAAGATCGTCTGGAAGGCCATCTGTTCCTGCACCGTGTCGGCGTTGGCGGCCATGTTGGCCACCGCCTGCACCTCCATTAGAACCGCAGTCGCGGCAACGAGGTTATCGACAGCCGAATCGAGATTGACCATTGTTGCGGTGTATTGATCCTGAAACAACATCTCGGCGTTGTAGTACGTCGCGTCGATCACCCCCTGCACAT